CCGCAGCACCTGCTGGCACGCAAACGTCAAAAATTCAGAATGAAGAATCAACAGCACACGCACGCGAGAACTGGATTTGCGCGTCATCCAGTTGTCAAACCACGGCGTGAATATGTCAATTGAGTTTAGTTTTGCAGCATCAATCACGTCGTACTCACATGACGGGCGTGCCTTTTTATAGTCGTTCCACACCTTGAGCGTTTGTGAGTCGTTTAGCGGCTCAAACAGTATGTAGTGCGGAGGCGGAAACACCAGCATTTGAGTATTTAATGCAAAGTCTGTGAAGACGACGACGGCACAATCTTCTTGATGGGCACGTCTTTGGAAACGACGTACAGCGAGTTTTCCGTCATGATAATGTAGCAGTCCTCGCACTTGAACACCTGCTGGATGGGCGACGTGTACTCATCCGCCGACTTGACCAGCATCTTTTCCGTGTCGTGTACCCCGATACAGCACGTCTTTTCCACCGAGTCACGGTAGTAGTCTAGGTAAATCGGTTTGTCTTGCTCGATTGCGACTTGCGCGGTACGCAGCAATACGCTTGCAGACGGCAGTGCCATTTATTATTTACACGTCTCTTATTGAACCAGTTTGAACGCATCATCAAACTTGAAGCGTGCCTTCATGCTCAGCGACGGCATGCTCGCGCGGTCCGCATGAATCACGCCCCCAATCGCGTCCTTCATAAACGCCTTTAGGGTTGGGCGGGTCGCGCTCAGCTTTGCGGTTTCATACAGGAACACTGCAAACTGCATGACATTCTCGTCCGTCTGGGGCGTCTTGGGCTGCTTTGCCGTCTCCATGAGCTCTACCACAACGTCACGCAGCCCGTCGTGGACGCACTCCTCACTCACAAGTCCGCGCAGACACAGCTCCATGGTAAACTTTGCATATCCACGCCGCTTCTCCTTTTGCTTCATGCACTCAATGATCTTATTGTCAAAGTCGGGGTCAGAACTCTGCGGGAATGTGAGCGTGTCGCTCATGTTGTACAGGCTGGAAAACATTGAAATCTGCGCCCGAATGTCGTCCTTAATGTCTGGAATCTCCAGGGAAATACAGCGGGCACACTCTGCCATGACGTTTGCGTACGCGTGCTGGACAATCGCCTTGTCAAACAGCAGAATTGCAATCCGCAGACGGAACTGCTCGTCCCGCTTTTGAATGTACTGAATCGCCTCTTTTGACAGCTTCTCTAGGTTGGACATGGCCACCTTGTTGAAGATGGCAAACACCTCAGAGTACTCTGGGTCTTCGCGCTCCTTTACGCGGCGGACGTACTCCACCAGCGCCTTTTCACGCCAGTTGTTTTCAGTGCGTGTAGTGTTCTGGCGGTACGGTTTGGGCGCCTGGAGTTTGTTAAATGGTTTGAACACCATGGGCTTCATGCGCAACTTGGAGATGTTGGAATGGACCACGGGCGGCAGCACCAGTTTATCGCACGAGCGCAGCGCGTACATTTCAACTACCGACACCATTATTAAATACGTACACTCCTTCTGTGAAAAACGAATCCGTTTTAACATCAATGGTCGTATGTAAGTAAACATGGGGTCTGAAGCGACCACAAAATTCCAGTATTCTTGGATTTTGTGGTATCATGACCCCGAGAACAAGGACTATTCGCTGGACAGTTATGTCAAGATTGCAGACATGACGACCCCCCAGCAGTTCTGGACGGTGGTAGAGTCTATTCCACGCGAGGCGTGGGAGGCAGGCATGTTCTTCTTCATGTGCCGTGGGTTCAAACCGTTGTGGGACGCTCCCGAGAACGAGAACGGCGGGTCTTGGTCCAAGAAGATTGAGGCGGCAGAGGTGTACAACACGTATGTGGACATGATGGTTCACTGCGTGTCCAACCAACTGCTGAACCAGCGGGGCGATACGCTTGCCGGCATCACAGTGTCGCCCAAGGGCCAGTTTTCCATCATTAAAATTTGGAACACAGTTACCAGTGCGTGCGAAAAGACAATCATTTGCCCTACGATGAAGGGGTTCAAGGTGGGAGACGACGTTACGTACACGCCTCACAAATCCCGTCCAAAATAGATACAATGACGGTTCACGACCAAACCGTAATCATATTAGAATCCATGGTGCGCTACCTGTACGGGTGGTTAACCGAAAACGATGAAATACTAGGAAAAATCGTGTACGTGATCCACATGACAGGATTCTGGACGCTAATTGTGCTGATTGTTCTGTCCCACGTGTTTCCCTATTTTTGGTTTCAGTTTAGCGTGTTTGTGGTGGTGCTGCTCACATGGATTCAACATGTCGTGCTGAATACGTGTGTGTTGACGTCGCTTGAAATTAAGTTTACCAAAGACAGTGTGGTGCGTATGGCAGACTCGCTGCTGAGCATGTTTAACATCCCTGTAACCCTTGAATCGCGCATGGGTGTAACGGTTATGCTCAGCACGGTCATGACCTGTTTTCTGGGATTGGAGTTGATGTCCCGATGTATAATGCATGCTTGATAATTTTTTATCATAGTTCTATAATGCTGTCCCCGTCGGACTATACAAATTGGATTAAAGCTAAAATCAGTGCTCAAATGTTGGAAACTGACAGAGTTAGTCAGATACCGAGTTCGAGTCGTCGTTCGAAAATTTCGAGTGTTCCTTTGCCTCCCAATAAAAGCGTATTAGGTTTATTTGGTAGTAGACTCCTTAGTACATTTGTTGGTACACTTATTACAGTTTATAAGTTTATCCCGGTCGCTGGAACTGGGGTGTTTGAATTAAGTGGATTCCTTTACTGCTTTAGAGTTTTTAGACGTTCAGTGATAGAATCAACTTTCTTAGAAATTTCAGATAGTTCTACAAGCAGTTCATCTACTAGTGTCATTTCTGGCTTTCCAAGCAGTTCATCTACTACTGACGTTTCTGGTTCATATTTTTCAACCATATCATGAAACATATTTTGAACAGATTCACCCGATTTAGAAGACACTTCATAATAAGCCTTTAGATTAAACTTTGCGACTAGCGCAACAGCACTGAACGTGAAACAATCACGATTCGGTTTATCACTCTTAGTTGCAACTAGATATTGAACCGTGTTAGCTGGGCAGAGCTTCTGAACATCAGCAATATGCTTATCTAGATAATCAAATGATGCTTTATTTGTCATATCATATACGTATAGAACTACATCAGCATTGCTATAGTAGTATTCATAATTCACATTAATATGCACTTTGCCAGGATTATTTCTCAAGTATGTTTGAGCGTCAATACGAAACCGCTCTTGACCCGCAGTATCCCAAATCTTTAGATGATTCTTATTAATATCAGTATAACAGAACTCAACTCCAATAGTTGGGACATATGTATCACTAAATTTATTATGATTTAAACGCAGAATCATAGAACTCTTTCCAACATTTTCGTCGCCAGTAAGAAGAACTTTAATAGATGAAGACATTTTATATAGATAATATATAAACCTTTCCTTTAAATAACAAAAATTGAGAGCAGAGCAGAGAAGCGCCCATAATTTTTTACAAAAAAATTGAAAAAATAACCACCCATACTTAGTATCAAAAATGACTTCTAAGCTTGACTGGGATCATAACATGCTCTTTCTGTATTTATATCATTCAACCATGTGCATCGGTGAAGAGCATAAGAATCAAGTGTTTAACGATATGGCGTATAAACTTATTGAATGGAATAATACTTCACGATGCGAATTGCGAGCGGTGTTACGCAAATTTGGTGTTGAGTTTCAAGAACTGTGTGCGAATTGTAATGAAGAGCTTATATCATGCGATGATATCGAAGAACCTCTTTGTGACGAATGTTATAACTACAAGGAAAATGTTAAACACTGGAACTAGTATTAAAGAGTAAGAATACTACTATAATAACAGTTATGGAAGAAAAGCAAGTTAAATGTAGTGTACTTCCGAAAAGAAAAATTGTATCTATTAAAAAGTTAAAAGTGGATGAAGTTCCAGAAATAGAAGATCCAAGGGCTCTAACGCCCGCAGAAAAAGGGTTTCAATTAGAAGATTTAGTGTATAAAGAATCACTTAATTTACCAGGATTAACACATAGTTTTAGAGAGAATGATATTAAGAAATATTTTAATGATAGTTCATTAAACGGTATAGATCATTGGATACAAGTAGGACGAACCCATATTTTTATTCAAGATAAGTGGAAACAATCGTTAAATCAACGTGAAGTATCTCACTTTCAAACTGGAAAGGTTTACGTTCTTGTTAAATCTCTAGCGGGTTACAGTGGGGATGGCGGTCCGTCTATAAACGCACAATTAGGCAATGCCCGTGGAATTGACGTAGATTCATCCAACAATCTGTATATTTCAGATTCGAATGGAGGAATACGTAAAATAGATACATCCGGCATCATTACGACATATACAGACGGGTCAAACTATGGTATCGTGTGGCATTTGGTGGTAAGAACTCCCAGTGAAATTTATGCTACAAACGGAAATAATCAAGTTGAAGTAACAACCCCAGCAAGTATATATGTTTAAGCCGTACAGGGCATTAGGCACAGCTTAATGTCGCCCAGGTTTGCAACCACGTACCGGATCATCAAGAACCAGTCGTTCTTCATGTGGACCTCTAGGTTGTTGCACAGGTTGGTACACTTTGTGAAGAGCACCAGGTGTGGCAGCGAAAAGTTGCCCGTCACAATATCGTCGCTCTCTGTTTTCTGAATGCTGAACTCGTTCTCTCCGTCGCCCATCATGGTGGTGCGCGACGCAAAGTGCCCCTTGCAGCTCAGCGTCAGTGAGGAGCTCACGTTTTTGATTTCCACCGTCTTGGCGCCCAGCAGCGTCATGTCGCGACAAATCTTCTGGAAATCCACAGACGGCATTGTAATGTGGGTAGTGAACTCTGTTTCGGGGAGTTGAATGTCGGGCTCGTCACGGTCCAGCAGGTTCAGCTTGTAGCGGGTCACCTGCTTCTTCTCACCGTCCTCAAACAGAATGCCCAGCGTGTTGGGGTCCGCCTGGTCCACGTAGAACGTGATGGTGTCGTCGTTGGTCGCCGTCTTGATGATGCGGTACAGGTGGTCCGTGTTGACGCCAATCACAAACTTGGGTCCCGAGTGGTTGTACGCGTACTTTTCAAACTTGTCAGAGTACAGGCGAAGGTGGACCAGCACCGTGCGCGTGTTGTCCATGGCCACCATGCGAATGCCGTCCTTGTCAAACAGCAGGCTCATCTCAACCAGGATACACTTGAGCGCCTCTACCAGCGTGCGTATCGCCCCAGTTTGAACCGTCTTGGCCTCCACGAGATACTCTGGCATTTCCCTAGTCTAAGTTCTTTCCTTGAAAGTCGTTTTTAAACGCGCTTCATGCGCATGCTCTTCTTTTTAGAGACAATGCGGCCGTACTTGTTGTACTTCAAGTTCGTCTTTGTCAGGCCACCCTTGGTGTGGTGCGCCGTGCCGTGCATTACCTGTGCGCGCGACCCCGCCTTTTGAGTTTTACGAGCGTCCATGTCTTTTAACTCTATGCTGCGATTTTAGATTGCCAGTATGAAAGGGTCAGTTTTTCGTACGCAAACTGCCGGGGGCGGAACTCTTCTATTTTCGAGCGCATGTTTGCCTCGGTTACCTCTGTCCAATCGCCCACGATCCACACTGGCAACCCGTCAAACAACGGGTTCAACCCGCTGCTTTTTACAACGGGGATACATCCCAAACACAGTGCCTCCCACGTGCGATGGCAGTCCAGTCCGTTGCCCTGCGGCGACATCACAAACGCGTGCCTTGCCATATTGGTCCAGCACACGTCGCGTGGTGCTTTGACGGGTTCGTAATACACCATGTGCTTGGGCACGACATCAAGCGCACGCTTCCGGTCGTCCTTGCCGTAGCGTGTCCACATCATAAACTGAAAGTTTGCATACGCTTTTACTTCCCGTTGCCAAAATGGTGGGGCCGACCTTTGAATCCGCAGTAGATCATGTTCCTGTGCCCGCGGTTCTTTATTCGCCCCCCATCCCATTTTGTTGGGTTGCGGCATGCGTACAGCGTTCAGTGCAGCCGTCTTTATGACTCGCATGGAGTGGTAATCCAGTCCAATTGGAATCTGCATTACGTTCGGATGTGTGCCCACCCAGTTCTGCGAAAACCAGTGAATCAGGTTCGGGTGGTTGAGTATGGCCGTACATTCCACCGAATAATCGTCCGGCAGGGTTGCATCCGAGTTGTTTGTCAGCAACTTGAACTTGACGGATATGGTGGGAAGTACATGCTCGACGAATACAGGGAGGGCACTGCTACACACATGTAGAACTGCACCATCGTACAAATTCGCATACCAGGAAGGGTCCAGTATTGGGTAATCGGGATAAGGCACGGGAGACCGATGTGTCGTGGATTTTAGAAGACCGAAGGACCCTGCATACGTACACCCCAGTTCGTCCATTTGCTTACAATTGTCCTGTAGTAATTAAATGTCTCATCAGCGGAGCAAACTTTGTGCGCAGATGTGTGTCATCAAAGTCTTGATGGACGACCACCGCGTTATAAATGTCGCTGAATGTGGGCGCCTGGTCGCACATAGGAGGCATGACTCCAATCCAGCTGTCTTTCAGTTGTAGTTTAAACCAGTACGTGTCTACGTTGTGATTGTTGTCTTCATCAACGCGGGCGTAATACTTTTTTAATGAGTGCTCATTAATTGCAAAAAATCTTGGGGGGGTTTTATCCAGTTTCACTCGAAGACCCGTTTCAAAATTTTGTAGTAGCGTGTCGTAGTAGTGTGCCTCTACAATGTATGCATTGGTACACACTGCCATGTGTACCTGCGGCGGCGTGGTTTCCAAATAGCAACCTCCCAACATACACACGTCATGAGGCAGTTTCATCAGTTCTTCTAGTTTTTTGTAGTTGGTTTCAAACTCAATCCACTGCATGTCGTCTTCAAAAATCAGAACATTCTTCCACCCCTGCTGCCTTGCTCGCTTTAGAATCCCAATGTGGCCCATTGCACACCCGATGATGCCTACCGGGTGCCTGATTGCAGAAAACCGCTCCACCTTGTCTGCTGGAACTCCACCGTCGTGAAACAATTTGGTCATGAGCGTCCGCCTGTCTTCCCGATGGTCTAAGTTGATGTACACAACCTTGTCCACAAACTCCCACATTCCTTGCCTTGCGTACCCAAATAAAAATCAACGCCCCGTCCACACTTTAATAATAGGACAGTTAAACATTGGATGCCGATTGGGCGAAATTACAGTGGGCGTGATGATGCGGCCAGCGGTTCTGATCAACGGATTTATATTTAATAATGTGTACTCGTCCTTCTTTGCGAGTTCCACTTCAGACATATAGGTGTCAAACGTTAAGTTAAACGTGCCTGGATGATTGAAAATATTTCCACATATGGTTATAACTTGTGTTTCAAGTGAACATACTACTCCGAATACACGCTCAAGGTTCATGCGTAATGGTCGTGATTTCACATGGTCGAGCAACTGAAACAAATCATATTTATTGACGAGCGTGTCCAAGAATGTGTGAGAAATAACGCTCATGGTGCCAAAGCACCCAGTCCACCGCCTAGCCATATAGGTTTCCACAAGCTTGTCGTTGTTTTTCAATGTGTTCAAAAGTTGGATGTCACCATTTGGATCATTATTAAATTCGGGTTCTGATGAAAACTCCCATAAAAACGCAACGGTATTTACGCCTAAAATATGAATATTCTTTTGGATGAACATGGAATCGTGAAGTATCATTGCAGTGTCAAACGGTTTGAGTTTGTGGAAGTAGTAATACCCCAATAACTCGCCTCGTTTCGGATACTCGGATTGAACCGTACGAATGTTGGTCATATTGACGCCGGATTCATTTACGAACTCACTAGCATCGTCCACAATCATTATTGGGTGTATGGGATAGTGCTTCCGAATACATCGCACACACTCAACCCAATATTTATTTGTAGTTTCGTCAGTTACATGTCGTACAATGACAAACCCAAACATTCTTACATAGAAGTAATGAAACTATCTTTTATACAAAATATTATTCACAAAGACGCCCCCACGCCGACGATCACATTCATAATTCCAACTATAGGCCGTGCTACATTGGAAAGGTCGTTGCTGTCTTTAAAAAACCAAACATCGCCACATTGGAATGCAATCGTAGTGTTTGATGGTATACAACCTACGATTACAAATAACGATCCCCGTATTCAATTTTTAACAATTGAAAAAAAAGGAAATGGATGGGCCGGATACGTTCGGAATGAAGGTATGAAACATGTAAAAACAGAGTGGATTGGATTTCTTGACGACGACGACGTATTGACGCCCAATTACATGGCAAAGTTTCAAATAGAGGCAAGAAATAACCCAGACGCAATCATTTTCAGAATGAAATACTCAAATGGGGCTGTACTTCCTCCTATACATGAAACTACGTTTAAGCAAGATTTTGTAGGTATTTCGTTTTGCTTTCAGACGCGTATATTCCAAAAAGAAGGTCTCGAGTTTAAGCAATCCGGCATTGAGGATTATGAATTTTTAAATACGCTGAGAGAACACAACAAGCGTGTAGTCATCTCCCAGTATATAACCTATTTAGTAAGACCTATGTAGGCAGAAGCGTCCTACGGGTTTCCTCCTCATCGCGGACTTGCCGCCGAACCCAAATTAGAAGGACAGACAAACTAATAGAGTTAAGTATAAGTGTCATAACACTCATAGTGATAACATTATTCGCCGATTGGTTTTCGTAAATGAGTCGTGTGATTGCTATGTAGCTAGCGAATGCTACGCAACATAGTATTGCGACAATCGGAAGATAGGTATTACTGGATGCCATTTTACAGTTAGGGTCAATCGTGTACAAAAATCCGTTTTAAAGCAGCCTGTTGTTTTCCAAATCCTTTTGAACCTCCTTTGAGAACTTGCCGTGCTTTTGAATGTACGCCCTGCGTGTCTCCCTGTTTTTCACAAAGACAATCGCCCACTCGGTTTGGCTGATTGCCGCTTCAATGAGTTCCGGCGTTTGCATCTCCTCAGGAGCATACGCCAAACTCCACCCGCTCTTTTTCACTGCAGACATACATATTTCAGGCGTAAGCTCACTAGTTGTAACGCCCCAAAGGTCAGAAGTCATTTGTATTTGGTATTGCGGATGCGTTTAATATCTTACTCCTTCCACGAGAAATCATAATACTTCGCTGTAGTATCGCGAGAAACAGTCACATCTATATCAGGAAACACCTCCGTTATGGAAGTTAAAAACGATTTACAATACTCTTCATCGTCACGATAACTGAATATTACGTGCATGTATCCACTCAAGCCCTTTCTTGCATTTCGACGAATGTCTTCGATTGTAGTACCGATAGCATAATTTAGTGATTTCTCACGATCATTATCACCACGTCCTTCTCTAAGTTTACGCAAATCCACCTTCGTCGTCATTTGTGTTTAGTATTGCGGATGCGTGTAATATCTTAGTTATTTCCGCCTGGCGTTTGCATGTCCTCAGGAGCATACGCCAAACTCCACCCGCTCTTTTTCACAGCGGACATACATATTTCTGGCGTAAGATTTTCAGTCGGCACATTCCAAAGCGGATTCATTTGTTGTATCTTACTCCTTCCATGAAAATTTATACGTCGTATAACCTTCATCAACATGATGTACAGAAACGTCTATATCGGGAAACTCGGACTTAACGCCAGTTAAAAACGCACTACAATACTCCTTATCGGTATTATACACATATACATTGTAGCAGGAGTGATACTTGCCGAGTTCTGCTTGCTCGCGAATACCAACTTTTGCTTCGCGAATAATATTATTAAGTAAATCCATGCGTGCCTTCGCAGCATATCCGTCTGCAACTATACGCAATTCAGCCTTCGTTGTCATTTTGTTGTATATTACTCCTTCCATGAAAATGTATAATCAATCCCCCCATCATGCTCAACCATACCACTAACATTAATATCAGGAAACTTCTTCTTTACGCCATTTAAAAACTTCTCACAATGCCCTTCATGGTGGATGAACCCGAATAAGAACATGCGATACATAGTTTCACCTTTCGTTGCCCTATGAATAATTTCGGCATTTGTAGTATCGATGTAGTATGTAAGAGAAACATCTCGAAAGTCCTTGTTCATGGTAGCGAGTTTACGCAAATCAGCCTTCGTTGGCATTTGTATATTTTGTGGTGGTTGCGTGTAAGACCTTTTTAGGAAGCCAGCAACTGACGCCGCAAGCATAGGGAGTGTTCGATACTTTTCGGGAACAAACATAATCTCTTCGGGGCGCAGACTCACCGCAGCATAACACATATCGTAAGTCTTAAGAAACTCCGGAATATACTCGAGGACCTCGTGCTTGCGCTCGTTATTAACCGCCAACATACACAGGTCATAATCCTTCAAGTATTCCGGAATCCACTTCAAAGCGAATGGACTATTTTTCACTGCAGCCATACACATTCGGTGGGTAAGCATTACTTCAGGAATATGCTGTATCGCCGGTCCGCTTCCACACACTGCAGCATAACACATTTCATCCGTCAGGTCATTTTTGGGGATACTGCGAATCGCAAACGGATTATGCTGAATCAGGTCCATTTATATTAGAATAGTTAAATCCCTACTGGGCAATATATCGCATCTTATTTATTTCCTCTTGGCGTTCCTCCTCCATTTCTTTAAGAATGCCACCCATATGTTCTTTCGAATATGACGACTTGAACGCTGGATCCGGGGTTTCAATATCATACAAGTTTGGTTCCTCTTCGTCAAATGGCTTTACTTCAACTTTATGCTTTAGTGGAGTACATACACAACCCAATTGGTGTTTATAGTGCTTCACGCCATACGAACAAATATATGCTGGCATATCAAAAAGTGTTTCTGTATCTCTCAACGCAGGAGAATGCATAATCATCTTGATGCTATCAGGGACATACTTAAGCGCATCACCATTTTGATCAACTGCTTTCTGGCACATGTTGAGAGTTTTCATATCTTCTGGGACGAACTGAAGAGCAAGTCCAGAGCGTTGAACTGCCTCTAAACACGTGGTATAACCACTATCATCGAGCGGAATATTCTGTAGATCCATTTATTTTACTTGAAGGTTTCAGTGTGTAAACGCATCTACGATTTCCTTTGTAATGAACCGGTCGGGAACACACCCAAACGCGTCTGGATTCTGTCGGATTGCAGCGAGACAATGCTCCTTATCTATAACGTCGCGCGGAACAAATATAAGTGCCAACCCATCGTTCTTCACTGCCTCGAGACAAATCACGTAGGAGCGCATATGCTCCGGAACAGAATACAACGCACCTCCACGATACCTCACTGCAGCAAGGCACTTCTCATAGGTCAACCGGTCGTATTCAATGTTCTCGAGGGACAAGCGTCCAGTCTCGAGAGCTAATGTCTCCTCATTCATTCTGCGTGCTAACAAGTACTCGGTAAAGGGCTTTAAGTCCGTTTTCTCTTCTTGGTCTTTCGCTTCTTCCCACCGTCCGACGAGTTGTATACGCGGATCAGCATGTTCCATACTTCCTTGCCCTTGTCAATACCACCTACGAGTTTATACTCGTTGGTCTGGTACATGTCGGCGTACACCTTCAGTCTCTCTGCATACCCCTTGCTCCAAAACGTATGATTTGCCGGGCGGCTCAGTGTGTATGTAAAGTACAGCATCCATGCGACGCACCACCCAATGTCCACCGTGTCTTCCGCTTGTAAGTTAAGACACACCCGGTTCCGCGTAGCGTGCGTTGACACCACGTCGCACGCAACGTCATTCACAGTCAAGTTTTTCAGGTTGTACACTGTTTCAAGGTACCATGTCAGACCACGTATGTCTACCGGGTCCATTCTGTAGGTTGAAACAATGTCCAGCGTGTTTCCGGCGGGAAAGTAAATACACAGGACGGCGTGCGCCGACTGGGCATCTGCAACGCTCGCGTGAATCACAGTGGGGAGTTCGTCATACGGCGACAGCACCATCTCGTGTTGGTCAAACGTGGGGTGGTCGTCTATCTCTGGCACACCGTTGCGTGTAATCACCGAGATGTTGTAGTCGCTTTTTCCAGCGAAAAACCGCACGTACTCAGACACCTTTTTTAGCAGTTTACGTCGGAAGGCGGGGAGCAAGTCCGACCGTTGTTGGGAGAGTCGGGGTGTTTTCCGACGCATGCTTCGCACGGGAAGCAGCTTGTCCGGGTCTGGCATTGTATTGATGTTGTATTTTATTCGTATATCGTGTGTACGATGACCAAAAACCGGGCCAGGCACACGAATATACACGCTGTACACACCGCCATGACTCCTAGGATAACCATAATTGCAGGTTCCATTGTATTGAAAAAAACGCCATGCGTCTAAGCAGATATGCCGTTAGACGACGTTCTACTGTTCATGTTTGAGTGGGTGTTGGCGATTACCCTGGCGGAACTGCTGGTGTTGGGTGTCTATATGGCATGCTTGTAACAAAACGAATTCAAAAACATCATCTACAACTTTTTCAACACGAATGGACTTCATAGAAGAGAGCACTGACTTTACAACATACGAAGGATGCCTCGCTGCCGTTCAACACCATGGATTTGCGCTTCAATTTGTTCCAGAACCCATGAAGACGCCTGAACTTTGCCTCACAGCCGTTCAACAGCGTGGATATGCGCTTCGGTATCTTTCAGTAGACAAGAGGACGCCTGAACTTTGCCTCGCAGCCGTAAAAAAACATGGGTTAGCGCTTCAATATGTTCCAGAACAACATTTGACGACGAATGAAATTATTCTCACAGCCATTAAAAATTGGGGATATGCCCTTGCGATTGTCCCAGACCATGTAAAAACATATGAAATGTGCCTATTAGCCGTTACAAACGAAGGATTTGCGATTCAATTTGTTCCAGGCCATCTACGAAGTGATGAACTTATTGACGCTGCTTTATTAGAACGTCCTTATTTATTAGACATTCCCGATTTTGCTGAATATTTAATCAAGAATGGTATCAATATATCGATTAAAATCCACAACCAAGAGCCAAAGCAGATGCCAGAGAAGGCGTATGATACGCTAGAAATGGGTTATGATGAGTATTCTGCTATTGTAGATGGAGAACTCATGGTAGATTTCCATAATGAGTTTAATTATGGTAGGTTCTATCGCAAGAAGACATTTGAGAAGTTTGTGTTGCCTTCTAAGCTAAATCCAGCAACTCGTGAAACGATTACTGAATATACGATTTATCAGGCAAAGGTCTAAAACGGATTTAAATACTCGATCTACTCCTTTTTCCATAAGAATGGAGTATATTACCTTTATTGAGCGCAATCACAAGGAGGGCGAGGTGTTTCTGTCGTATCTACAATACACGGGCAATGAAGATGAACTACAAAAGCTAGAGAAGTTTATGAGCGGTGGTGACTGTTCTGATTTCCAAATCAATCTTGATGTGAGGTTCAGAGTAGATGTCGTAGACCAAATGTGTAAGCTACCATATGGATGGTATTCGAGGATGTTTGAGAAGGTGAGCGGCAAGTTCAAGTTTCCGCTGGATGATACAGAAGGTGATACCGCACTACGCATGGAGGAGCTGTTTGGATGCAATAACATCTCCAGGTATATTGTACGCTGTATAGACTGCAATGGTAAACTAGGTATACTCCCTGGGCTGTATTGCTCGTATGCGTGTAAGATCCGAGATTGTGGCTGTAAGGCATCGCCTGAGTGTTGCGGATAATCGCGCTGCTGGGAAACATCAACTACAACTTTTTCAATCATGAAAACGGATTGTTCATTTTTGAGAGCGGGCAGACACCATACCAAATGACTGAGCCAATGATTCCATCCTACCGGTTTAAGAAGATGATTCTCGCGCTGGACCTCCAAGAAAGGGAGCAGACGCTCATCCACCTGGCGAATTGGGTAAATGACCCGACGAATCGGTATGGCAACAACCCTGTGCTATCGGGCTGGCTACAGAGCCTCGTGCCTATCGCGAAGGCCCCTGTTGACCTGATCGTTCGCGACACGGCTTGGAACTGCGCGAGTCAGTTCAACGCGTATCCAATGTTCCGGATGATCGTGGACAAGGGGCTGGATGTCCAGTAAAGACCGACATAGCATACTTCGCGACCAAGCGAAAACGGATTGTTTCGGACACGGCTTTGAGCGAGTAAATACAATGAATCGCCTTATCGCTGTTTGCCCCGCAGGTTGTATTTGTGGAACATGTGGTCGTGAAAAAAGACAAAAATCTGTTGCTTGAAATTCCCGGAATATGCTGCCTATCCTACTTCTGCGGGCCCTGCTATATGTTCTTCCACCTGTGCTGTATGGTGTGTAGGTAATCAAACAAATGAGAGAACGTTTATTGCCTCATTTGTTTGGGTTTCCCCGTTATTTGTATTTTGTGGGTTTCCCCGTTTCATGTTTTAGTTAGGTGTTTAGTTGGAGTACGCTAGGCCGCCCATGCCGGACATCACGCGCAGCACGTTGTAGTTCAGCGCATACACGCGGACCTGCGCCGTGCGGGCACCCACCACCGTGTTGATGGACACGGTCAGCTGCAGGGTCGCCTTGTCGATGCGCGAGAAGTTGCACGTGCCGGACGGCTGGTGCTCCTCAGGGCGCAGCGCGAACGAGTACACGTTGATACCCGTGGAAGGCGTGCGGCTGTGGTGCTGGTAGGGCTGCACCTTGTCGAAGTAGGCACCCTCACGCTCCGTGAACCGGTCCTGTCCGTTCAGCTGCAGCTTGGCCACCTCAATGGGGTTCTTACCCTCGCAGCGCACGCCGGAATCCAGAATCACGCGGGCGAGCAGGTAGTTCACACCCGACTCGAACTCCGCAGAGCCCGTCAAGTCGAAGGTGTCAGCGCCCACCAGCGAAGACGCCTGCGTCACGTTCTGACCCAGCAGCGCCGTCGCCTGGTTACCCTGAGGCGCGCTGGCTGTCGCACCCGACGTCGGGTTCTGCGCCTGCGACAGCAGCGACATAATCAGACCCTCCGTGGAGAAGTCGTCGGAGTAGTTGAAGGGCTGGGGGCCCGCAACGGACGAGATCCAGGTCGGGTTGGAGCAGTCCACGAACGAGTCGCGCTGCACCACCCAGAAGAGCTCCTTCACGGGGTGATTGAAGTTCAGCTGGATCTTGTTGGAAGACGAGGTGATGGACTCGGCACCCGTGTACTGCACCTGCTCAATCAGGTACTCGTGCGACTGCTGCGCGAAGCGGCGGCGCTCCTCGGTGTCCAGGTACACGTAGTCCACGTACAGCGACGCGGCCGCCAGGGACTGCGCCGTAGAGGCCGCCGCCGCACCGATGGACGACTCGTAGTACGTGCAGTTCTGCCACGTCTCAAAGTCCACGTTCAGGCGCACCTCGTGGTACTGCAGCGCAATCAGCGGGATCGCCAGACCAGGGTTGCGGCAGAACCAGAACTGCAGGGGAATGTACAGCGTCTTGGCGGGCGTACCACGGCGGGGCACGCACGAGATGGTCGTCTCAGACGCCGCGCACGTCGCGTCGAGGCCGATACCCGTGCCGCGCTTCAGCAGGGTGAGGTCGTGCGACTGGCCCACGATGGCGTCCAGGGCCGCAATGTTACCCGCCTCCGTGGTCAGCTGCGTCCAGATCTGCATCCAGTCACCATACTGGCGGTCAATGCGCTGGCCGCCAATCTCCACCTCAACCTGCTTGATCAGGCGGTGACCAATGTACGACAGCCAACGGAAACCGGCCGTCGAGCTGGAGGCGTTGAACGTGCCCGTGCTGCCAGGGGTCAAGTCAATCTGGGGCAGCACAACCTGCACGTACGTCTTGTACATCATGTCCGCATTGCGGTTGATGACGGCCGTCACGCGCTTGTTAAAGTCGGCCTGGCCGTTGAACGTCACCTCAATGGACTCCACGGCAAAGTTGGTGTGGCGCTTGTACAGCACCTTCCAAAAGGTAATCTGGGGGTTACCCGAGATGTAAATGTCCTGCGCACCATACGAAACAAGCTGCATTAAACCACCACCCATTTTTGTTTATGTTATACCACGAGAAAAAGTTTTCCAAAGATAAATGAACGTATGGTTAGTGCCGACCGCGAACCCTATCCTCAACACCTTCCTGCGGTCTATTGTGCTCATAGTGTCCATGGTGTTTGGGTTTGACACCAGTTGGTACGCTGCGTACTGGGCCGCCATTGTCCACGACGCCCTGTCGCTCGTGGCAATTTATCCGTTGGTAAAGTAAAATGAGTCTGCTGGATGCCATGAAAAAACGGCGGGCCGAAAAAATGGCCGAGCAGGAACCAACGTTCATGTCGACCGCCATCAAGGGCAAGAAATACGACCGACCCTTGACAAAGCAGGAGGAGGAGGTTGCAAAACTCACCCCGTTTGAGGTGCTACACTCGGACAAGAAGCAAAAGGTGTACCTGTACGAGAAAACACACACGCCCAAGGGCAAGGTCAAGCGGGTGGGATTGGGGCGAAAGACGCGTAAGCGCAAAACTGCCCGGCGTTAAGTGCGCGAATGCTCCTCTGTCTGAAGAGTCGTTCCAGTAGAACCAAATCCACCAGATCCACGAGTATCGCGTGCCCTGGGCATATCCGCCAGCGAATCCACTAGAACAATATGCGCAAACGGCAGAAAGTTATGCTGGCAAATTTGGAACATCCGCGTGCCCGTATCAATCCGCATAGCCGTTTCAGGCTCCACCCGAATGTTATCCACCATAGCCTTTACTTCACCACAATATCCCGAGTCAATCAGCCCAATGGAATTACACAGACGGAAGGGGGTCTTGTAGATGGACGACCGAGGCAGAAGCAGAGAAGGAACTCGACAGCCTTCTGCATACGTAAAATGGGAATTTGTAGTCGCCACATGAATGCCAAGTGAAAAACAGTGCGTCCGTTCACTCAAATCAATATTTTGGCCAAGCATGGGAATGTCAAATCCAGAATCCGTCCAACGATGGTTCTTGATTTGGGTTGTAATCAAAGTCTTAAGTTCCTCGTTTGCAGAATAGATGTATAGCGTCATTGATATTCCAACGCGCCTTGTATGTAAATTACAGACGGCGTGTACGGCGGTGTGCCTTGCGACGACCACCTACAGTGTTGACGGGTAGTTTATACACGTACATATTGTTTCCTTTTTCAATGTAGAGGTTCGTCACACCGCTAGAGTCCTCGGGTTTGTTGACGTCTTCCAATGCATCCTCCTCCTCCAACATCGCCGCCCACTTGGTTTTGACGGCGGCTACAGCGGCGGCATACGTCGGATAGGTTGTGGGGTAGATAGTGGGTCCGTCCGATTCAGTTACCTCCATAACGACATACACAACTGCCATTTTTAAATTAACACTATATAAAATGCCCGTGTGGACTAAGCACATCCGTCAACAGATTCAGACCGTTCCCGTTCCTAGTTTTGTAGAGTTTGTGCCCGAAGTGGTTTCCGAGGTAGTGCACGAAGTGGTTATCGTAGTTCCCGAGGTGGAAGTGGTACCCGAGGTGGAAGTAGTAGCCGAAGTGGAAGTAGTGCCCGAAGTGCCCGAGGTTCCGGTGGAAGTGGTGCCCGAAGTGCCTGAGGTTCCGGTGGAAGTAGTGCCTGAGGTTCCGGCGGTGGTTGAATAACAACAACCGTTTTGATGAACGGTGTTGTATAATTACAAATGCCTCCTCGCAAGAAGGTTTCAGCAAAGGACGCTCAACCCGCTTCCATACAAGAAACGCCTGTTGTGTTCTTCCTGCGAATAACAGAGGGATTCCCGTCAGAGGACGTTGCTCCCGCCGAGCAGCCCATTGAGTACTCCGACATTACGCGGCCCAATACAAACATCACCTACACGGAGATTTTAAAGTCCATGGAGAATGCATCGCCCATGAACAGCGAGTTGCTAAAGACCATCTTGGACAAGACGACGTGCGACTCGTATTCGCAGGACACGGCGTGCTTCTGGTGCTGCCACAAGTTTGACTGGGACCCTGCTGTGCTCCCCATTTCATACGACGCCTACAAGAACGTGTACACGTGCGAAGGCCACTTTTGTTCACCCGAGTGCGGCCTGTCGTTCCTGTACAAGCAGGTTCAGACGTCGGACACGATTCGCTGGAATCGGCACACCCTGCTACGGGACATGTATGCCCGCATGTACACGCACCGCGACTTGTCCATGGCACCGCCTCGGTCCATCCTTCGGTTGTTTGGAGGCCCCCTTGACATTGCACAGTTCCGAGGGTACACCACCTCTGTAAACAACCACATTGCGTGCGACCTCCCTCCCATCCGCCTCGTGTTTCCCACCATGAACATCCAGGGACCCATTCGCGACATCAAGAAGTACGTGTCGCTTTCCTACGACACGGTAGAGCGGGCGTCGCAGCAGCTCCGACTCAAGCGGTCTAAACCCGTCAACTCCAACATCCAGACGCTGGATATGTGTTTAAAGGCGCGTTAAATTGAAGGTATAATGGCAACTCCTGCGTCCCTGTATGACATTGCAAAACTACAGTTGATGATGGGTGGTATAACGGGTGCGGGGGGTGCAGGGGTGCGAAGCATGGTGCTTTGGAACCTGTACGAGCACTTGGTGTCGTCGTTTCCACGGTGGTTTCCGACGGTCAAGGCGTTTTGTTGTCGCAGACACAGCGGGCATCCGACGCAGCCCCCCCCGCCCAACAAGGAGATTAGTGCTCAAATAACGTGCGAACGCATCATCATTCAAACCAGCAACAACAAGACGCAGCAGACGACGAACCACACGCGCATGGACGCCGTCATCCATTGCGTGACCACGATCCCCGCGGTTCGCAACCTCATCTGTATGACGTACACCGACTACCTACCGTACGAGTTTGAAGCCATGATGATTGAGCCCGACATTTACTTCCAGTTGGAGGACCTGCGGCATTCCGAGGGGCAGGTTGAAAACATCAAGTTCAAGCTGTTCTGTTACGAGCACGAGATTCAGTACCTACAGGCGTTTGTGGACCGGTGTAACATTGACTACGAGCGCAAGATGTTGAACAAGCTCGGCACGTCGCTGTACTTTTTCGACATGGTGACGCCCACCAAGAACAAGCGGTCCACGCAGAACGCACTGCCCACTACGCACCTAATCTACACGAAGCACAAGTTCCAAACCACGCGCACGTTTGACAATGTGTTTTTCGAGCAGAGGCAGCACGTCAAGAGCCACCTGAACTTCTTTTTGACCCGGCGGGACTGGTACGAAAAGAAGGGGATTCCGTACACGCTGGGGTTCATGTTCCACGGCGACCCTGGGTGCGGCAAGACCAGTTCGGTAAAGGCGATTGCAAACACTGCACGGCGGCACGTGGTGAACGTCCAGTTGTCGCAGATAAAGACCAAGGAGCAGCTGCGCCACCTGTTTTTCAACGACGAGATTCACGTGTACGACGGCATGAAGACGGAGCGCTACACGATTCCCGTCCACGAACGCCTGTACGTGATTGAGGACATTGACGCGATGGGCGACGCAGTGCTGGAACGCAAGTGGAAGACTCCAGTGCCCGAAAAGAAAAAGGCACCCGGAGGTGATCCGTGGTTGGACAAGGTGAAGGAGGAGGAGGACGAAGCAGAACCGCTGGACCTGTCGTTCCTGCTCAACCTGCTTGACGGCACGCTGGAATCGTCGGGTCGTATCATTGCCATATCATCCAATTTCCCCGAGCGCATTGACAAGGCTCTGATTCGCCCAGGCCGCATTGACATGATTGTTCACTTTCGCAAGTGTAACCGTGCGATTCTTCGCGAAATGGTGGATAGTTTTTACGACCGCACATTTGACGATGACTTTATTGAGGACTACAAGTGGAGTCCAGCAGAGGTGAATCAAATATTGTTTCGCAACTTTACGAGCGCGGAGCAGGCGATTCACGAGCTAAAAACGCTCAGTCCTGCCGACCTGTATGGGTTTGAGCACGCTTCTGCGTAGTCAGGCGGTTCTTGGGTCCGCACCGAATCCGCTTGAGCGTGCGACCCTTGGGAAAAAGCAGGGTTTTGGTACAGATGGCAATTGCAGCACCCTCTGCAGTCGTTCCTGGACGAGGCTTGACCGTTTGTTTTACGCGCTTAATACACTTGCAAAACGCACGCGACATGGTTTTACGAGTCATTTAGTATACTCGTACGAAATAATTCACATTACGATGAAGACACGTAGCGAGACGACTGTGTCCACGTCTTGCTGCAGTGGGCGCACTGGTACATCCACACGAGGTTCAGGCTGTCAATCTCCACCGGCACCACGTCCCACACTAAGGACTTGTTTGTTTTGGTAGGGCACTCTGCATTGGGGCACACGACGTTCTTGAGGTGCTCCAGCGTGGGGTCGTGCTTCAAATACGGGTTCATCGCGAGCGAGGCAACCACCTCCTTCCGAAGAACGTGCTCGTACACGACCGAATTCTCAATGTCCACGGCCTCCTTGTAGCCGCAGTCGCTCTTTCGGCACACAAGCACCGCCGTCTTTGTGCCGTCAATCACCTCCTCCTCGATGCCATACATCATGTTGCGGCACTTCATGCATAACTTCATTTCTTGGTATACTGA